ATGACCAACACTGGACTTGCAGGAGCAGACGACACGGTGGCCCCACTATCAACTGGTGGCTCTCTACCTTGTCTAATCATAGACTCTGAGGTTGCAAACCAAGTTGTGCAGATTACGGTGCTATTACTCAACTGAGGTAGATAGATTGCCTGAGGCAAGATTCCTAGGACCGCACTACGAGACGAGAAGTCTCGGCAAGGACGTGCGATTTCCCAGAGGCGCTTGGGTCTACCTGACTCAAGAGTGGCTCGATGCCAACCGTAACAACATGTATTCGGGTAACTTCGAGATTAGAGGGGACGAATTCACCGTAGACCAAGATGGAGACGGTCTTCCTGACGATGGGTGGACCAGAGCGGACATCATGGCTTGGCTCAAAGAACAAGGTGTCCCGATAGGAAGAACGTACAAGACCAAGACCGCGCTCTTGGGTATGGTGGAGCAACAACTAAATCCCCCTGCCCCTGAGCCAGTGGCAGAAGAAGCCGAGGTCGAGGTTGTAGAAGAAGCCCCAGTCACAGAAGCAGAAACAGAAACAGAAACAATGGAGGAATAAGATAAAT